AGGGATCCTGCAGGATATCCACCACCAGAATTGTTATTAAATACTAGATAACCATCTGCATGCATTGTCACTTTTGTAGTTCCCATAAAGAATGAAGAGTTATGTAAATATAAATCTCTAAATTTATTTGAAGCAGATCCTAAATCCATTGTAGCATTAGCTGATGGTATAATTGAATTTCCTACAACAATTGTCCCAGTACCTTTTGGTGTTATACTAATTCCAATGTTTGTGTCATCTCCTGTAGCTTCAATAGAAGGTCTATTTGTTGTTGCTGCGTTTGAAACTGTTAATTCATTTACTGCTGAAGCTGTTTTAGTAAATTTAATTTGCTCATTACCTGTATCATCTGCAATAAATCCACCATTCACAAATTTAGGTTCAGTTAATGTTTTATTTGTTAATGTATCTGTTGTATCACGACCAACTAATGTATCTGTGGAAGTAGGTAAAGTTAATGTTCCAGTATTAGAGATGCTAGAAATTATTGGAGATGTTAGTGTTTTATTTGTTAGTGTTTCTGCTCCAGTTAATGAAACAAAATTATCATCAGATAATGCTGTATTGAATTCAGCTAATGTGCCACTGATTGTATTAGTAGTTAAACTTATTGATTTATTTGTAAGAGTGTCAGTAGTTGCTTTTCCAACTAGTGTATCTGTTGCTGATGGTAAAGTTAATGTTCCACTTGCAGTTGCTAAAACGTTTAATGTTGTTTTGCCTGAAGTTGAACCACTTAATGCGACTGTTTTTCCTGCAGCAGTTTCTAAATTTTCACTTGATGTAAATGCATCTGTTGCATCAACCCAATTAAATGTTTTATCAGTTGTTCCTTTAATTGTTATACCAGCACCATCTGCTAAAACATCCGATGGTGATGCAGTTGAAGCTAATTCTATATTTTTATCATCTACTGTAAGTGTTGTAGAATTAACTGTAGTCGTTGCACCATTTACAGTTAAATTTCCTGTGACTGTTAAATTATTACCAACTGTCGTAGTACCTGATGCAGCACCAAGATTTAAAGTTGTAGCAGCACCACCTACGTTTAGAGTAGTTGCATTTGTGTTTAATAAATTAAATGTAGTTTGGTTAGTACTTAAACTTTGTCCTACTATTTCAATAGATTTAAAAAAGGTTGTAAAGTCGCGAACAACTATTATACCTGATCCAAACGCATTTCCAATGTCAACTCCGCTTCCATTTGAATTTAGTATTAATTGCGTGCCAATTGCGGGAGTTGTGATTCTTAAATTTCCTGCAGGAACAATAATATCACCACCACCTATGGATAAATCGCCAGCAACAACAGTGTCTCCAGTTGTAGCATTAACTGTAAATTTATTTGTATTAACTGCAACATTTCCTGTGACATCAAGAGTGCTTCCTAATGAAGCAGCACCTGTAGTTGTAAGTAATACTGTTCTTACATCAGACCATTTCTTTGAAGAATTTCCTAATGAATAAGTGTTATCTGTGTTTGGAAGAATATTTGAATTTACATCAGCACCAAATACAACATTATCAGTATCAGCATCACCCATAGTGATTGTACCGCCATTAAATGTAGTTGTACCAGTGACAGTTAAATTACCACCCACATCTACGTTTCCTGATGTAGTTAAAGAAGTTATTGATGGAGTTGCTGCAGCAAAAACGTTTGACATATCAGCACGAAGTAATTCAAGACCACCTGCTGTACTTCCATCATGAACGACTGCTGTTTTCTTTGTCGTATTAACAGTGACTTCTCCAACAGCACCTGTAAATGTGTTATGTTGAACTGTAGTCCCTCTTCGTAATTGTAATTGTGTTGGCATTTTATACTAATCCTTCGTTATCTACTATTCTTAAACCCTCTGCTGCTTGATTATCATATGTAAATGCTATGATTTGACCAAATGCATCAGTTGTTGAATCTGAAACATTTCCATAATCTGAAAGAGGAAATATACCAAATTTAATTGCATATGCTAACTGATTTAATAACTCATCATCTTGTCCAAGTTGACTACCACTGTCTGATGAGAAATAAGCTATTTGTCCAGCAGCATTCTTAAAATAAAGTTTTCCATCTGCGTAATTTAACGCTAATTCTTTAAAAGATAAATCATTGGCTACTGGTGCTTGATTTGGTACTGATGAACCTTTAATTTTAATTATTGTTGCCATTAATATTTATCCTGTTTATTAGGCGAAGACCGATTAAGATCTTCGCCTTTGTATTTTATTCTTTATTCTTCGCTATCGTCGTCATCTGAATCTAAATCTTCATCATCTAGATCCTCATCATCCGAGTCACATTCGTGATCTTCTAATTCTTCAATTTTTTCTCTAACACTCATTAAATCTTCATCAATTCTATCAAGAATATCAGAAAGACTTTCTGCTTTCTTTTTTTTAGGCATCTTAATTATCTCCTTGTTAATTTTTAATAACGAAAGATAATCTAGAAATTAATATGTACCTCCGTCCACATCGCCATAAACCAAAGTCGTTCCATTAGATTGTAAAACTGTTCCTGAACCACCTAATGTTAATTTATTTAAAGTGTTTGCTGCAGCACCAACTAATATATCACCAATTGCATATGTGCTTTGTCCTGTTCCACCATAAATTGCAGCAATCGTTGAACCATTCCAAGTACCAGTTGCGATTGTACCTAATGTTGTGATTGTACTTTGTCCAACATAAGTTGCAGCAATATCAATACTATCAGCAGAGACAGAAATTCTATCTGCTGTACCACCAACGTTTAAAACACCTGCAGAAAACGTTAAACCATCTCCAGCTGTTGATGATTTTAAACCTAATTCATCTGAAACAATTTCTAATCCACCATCTGATTTTAATACTATATCAAGAACGTTTCCAGTAAATAATAATCCAGCTCCAGCAATATATGTACCAACACCAGCAAATTGATTAAAAAGAATTGATGTGACACCTATTGTCACCATTGGTATAGTTTGCACCCAACCAGTGTTTCCATTAATTGTTCCATTTGTCACAAATAAGAAATCACCTGAAGAAATTTCAGCAACTGAATTAAAATCTACAGCACGAGTAAATACTGTGCTTGATGTACGAACGTATATACCATTTTCAAAAGCATTTGTTTGATCTTTAATTAAAATACGATCACCATTAACTAATGAATAACCATCAAGTGTATTTAATGCAGCTGAAAGTGTATAAGTGCCAGCATTATTGTTATATGTACCAACTAAATTTGCTACTGTTGCAGCTTTTACTGATGCATGAACATGTAATCCTTCAGCAACTGCATCAACATATGCTTTATTTGCAGCATCGTTTCCATCAACTGGACTCGCAACGTCTTTAATTAATGCATTGCTCGCAGAAATATGTCCTGTTCCATTCGGATCAAGTGTAATTCCACCATTAGCATTTGTTGAAAGAATTGAATTTCCATCAATTTGAATATTATCAACATCTAATTGTAATAATCCAGCTATTGAAGTTGTTGTTGAACCATTTGTTAGTGTTGAAGATCCTAATGTAATATTTTTTGTAGAGACTGCACCTGATGTGACAGTAAAATTGCTTGTGTCAAATGAAGCAATACCTTTATTTGTTGTTGAAGCATCTTCTCCAGCAATCGTAATTGTATTATTTGATACAACTGTATCAATTCCTTCACCACCAGCAATGTTTAATGTTTCACTTAAAAGAGCAACAGCATCATTTGTTCCTGTATCAGCAGTAATATTTAATGTAGATGCAACGCTTGCTGTACCAGCAGCAGTTAATTGTCCTTGTGCGTTTACAGTAAATGTAGGGATTTCTGTGGATGAACCATAAGAACCAGCAGTGACAGTTGTATTTGTAATAGCAATTGTAGAAGAATTACCAGCATCGTTATTTGTGACTGTAATACCAGTTCCACCAGTAGTTGCTCCGCCGACTGTATCGTAAATAAATTCAGCAAGAGAATCTGATGTACCATTGATAAAAACATTATTTAAAACTGTTTTACCAGTACCATTTGGTGCTAGAGTAATATCACCATTAGCACTATGTGCAATCGTAATTGACCCAGAACTAGCACCACCATCAGTATTTAAAACTAAATTTCCTTGTCCATTTGAAGTAAAAGTAGCTGTAGAATTACCATCACCGATTCTAACTGTATCAGCGTCTAAAAGTACATCACCAGTACCATTTGGTGCTAGAATAATATCGCCATTTGCATTAGTAGAACTAATTGTATTATCATTAATGCGAATATTATCAGTATCTACTTGTGTAAATGCACCAGTGCTTGGTGTAGCATTTCCAATTGGTGTATTATTGATAGATGTAAATGATGCTGCACCCATACTTACAGTGCCACCAACATTTAAATTTCCAGCTATACCAACGCCACCATCAACAACTAATGAACCAGTTGTAGTGTTTGAAGAAGCTGTAGTTGCGTTAATATTTACTGTTGTAATTGTACTTGCAATATCTAAACTATCAGTATCAAGAGACATTCTTTCAACATTATCTGTGACGAAAGAAAGTGTATCGTTTGATGCTCCTGGAGTAGATTCAGCACTAATAAATGTTAAACCATCTACAGATTTAACACCACCAAGTGATCCCCAAGTTGCACCTGAATATCCTTCGAATGAAGAAGTATCAGTATTGTATCGAATTGTTCCTTGAACGTTTGGTGAACGTTGTGCAGTTGTTCCTACTGGAATAACAAGACCATTTGTTCCAGTGATTGATACATAACCAGTTCCATTAGGATCTAATACAATATTTCCATTGGCATCTGTTGAAGTAATTGTATTTCCATCTAGATCTAGATTATCTACTTTTAAATTGTTTATTTTAGAATTTGCGTCTGTGACAATTGCTGAATCTGCTGTTAATGTACCTTGTACATGATCCAACATATCAGTGAAATATTTACCACCGACTACAAAATGATTTGCAGCATTTCCTGATGTTTCTGCACCTATACCAACGTATAGACGATCACCACCATTATTCTGTAAACCTGAAAGTGAAGAATATGCTAATTCTCCTGCTGCCAGTGTCTGGGGATTGCCCGAAGTACTGGAACGTTTAATTCTTATTATTGATGCCATTTTTTATTTTCTCCTAATTTAATATTCTCCACTATCTACATTTTGTAAATTTAAGTTTTTTGTAGCTGTCCATTTAGATGTGTTCGTTTTATAAACTAAAACTGAACCATTATTTAATCCTTCAGTAATCACATCGACTTGAACATTTTCAGATATTGGAACTGCTGCACCTGATGCACCTTGTATTCCAACTGTAGTAATTGCTGTAGTACTAATTCCAGCAGTTGTATTCGAAGTTGTTAAAGTAGTATTACTTGGTGTAATTGTACTCCCTTGCGAATCTACTGTGACTACTAAATCTGCCATTATTTTGTGACCTCTGGTGTTAAAGTTATAATTCCTTCTACGACTCTACTTTTTAAACCCTGTGAATCAACAACTTCAACATCATAAACATATCTACCAGCTTTTAATGCTGCTGTTGTAGCATTTCCTAATGCTAATTTTATTTTACCACTAGTCACTGGAGCAGGAAAAGTAGTCGTTATTGCAGTAAATGTTGAAGAACCATACCCTTTTCTTAATTGTCCTGCAACAGTGCAATTTGTAAAATCTCTTGCTGTTCCATCAACATTCGAAAATGTTAATATGGCAGACCAATCACTTCCTTGATCTACAAATAAGTCGGTAATTTGTGCCATAAATTTCTATTCCTATTTATTAATTATATACTTTAAAAAGCATCAACCCTATACATAAACCAACCTATATTTTCACTCGCAACTGTGCCTACATAAACAAACCATCTTGTTCTTCTTGAGTCTGTGCTCGCAAGTTTATCAAGTAAAACACTGACGGAAGCACCATTTAATACATTTAATGCTGCATTTGTATCACCAGAAGATATATTATTTCCATTTGTATTAATAGAAACTGTAATCGCATTAATTGCATTACTTACTGGTCTTGTTAGCCAAAACATATCACCAATCGCTGGTGCTGATGGTAATGTAAGTGTATAAGATGTATCATTTCCTAATATAAAGAATTTACCAACACCATAACTTAAAGAAGTTGAACCAATTGCTGGCACAATTACATCACTTGGAAATTTACCACGTATGGATGATGAAAGTTTATCAGCTGATATTGAATTATCAGGTAATGTATTTTGAAGATATTGAGTAGAAAGATAAATGCAATATAAACTTACACCAGCATTAATGGGAGCACCTGCTATTGAAATGCTTGAACCCCCACCAAGTAATGTGAAATCTATATTTGGCTGTTGTACAACACCATTCTTAATTAAAAGAATGCTTCCTGTTGACCCTATTGAAAAGTCTAAAGAAAATGTTGTTGCGACTCCATTCGGTGCAAATACTTGCACTTGCGAACTGCCGTGAATTGGATCTCTTCCCAAATATGCCATAGAAGTTTTACTTTCTTCTTAAGCTTGAGATTCAGACCAAGATAGTTTACCTGTCACAACCAAAGGTGATGCCGATGTAATTTGTGATGTATCAGTAGGCTGTATCGCAAGCGTGATTAAGTCTGGACCATTTGGATAAACTGAATCTCCTCCGAGAATCGAATTACCTAAATCGATCAAACCTGATATATCAAATGAAGTTGTTCCAGGAGAAGCTTTTGATGAGAATATAACTGTACCATCTTTAATAATATCTCCTGTATCGTGAGAAATAGTATTTGATAATGATGGAGAAGGATTCTTCTCAAAAGTTAATTTAGATGGATTTCCGTTTAGAATAAAGAATACGTTTAAGTCTTTATTCGCAGTCACACCACCACTGTTTAATTTCATTTGCATACGATTGATAATTTCTCTTTCACCAACAGAGCCTGTTATACCAGAGTCAACAGCTGGTGCTAAACGAACAGAAACTAATGGAATTGGACGTGTTAAGTCAATTGCTCCATTACCAAATGCGTTTTCACCAACAGTAAATACTGTTCCACTTGCTATTTGTGGATTTGAAGGAACTGATGCTAGAGCAGGGAAAGATGTAAACACTCTTGAATTAGCACCTGCTTTTTGAACCTGCGCAACGAAAGATCCATCAGGAATATTTCCTGTAGCATCTTTAATTAACATTCCCACTTGACATTTATTAGCATCAGCTTCTGAACATTGGAAAGAATACACAAACACACGTCTTGCGTTTAATGTAATTTCTCTGAATTCACTAACTGCAGTCGATGTTGCAGTTTGTGTTGCTGTTGTTCCAGTTAATACGAATGGTTTTGATTGTGATGTGAATAAGTAAGCATCGTCATCATCAAATGTACCATCCATTATAACTGATGTACCAAAGTGGAATAATGTTGGTGCAGAAGTCGGAACATCTCCATTTTCAATTTCATATCTTGCAGGTAAATTTCCTGAACGTAAATATGATTCATTTAATTTATTGTTGTGTACAAACTCATGGTGATAATGAATATGTCCTTTGGCATCTTTTGTACCAAATCTTATTTTACCAGCACCATACCAAGAATAGTCAGCATAACACATTTGAATTTTATGAATATCAAATACGTATCCATTTGGACCAGTTCCATCACAAGGATCTATATTCCAGAATTCTTGTTTTACTTTAACATCCTCACGAATTGTTGTTTTAATACCTGTAGCAGTAATTCCACGATATGGTGGTTGTACTACAATACGAGTATCAGATGAAATATCGATAACACGATATACTTGTCCTCTAACTTGTATATGATCGCCAATAATTAACTGTGATTGGAATGATGTATTATTTCCAGTAATTACTTGTGAGTTTTTGGTAGCATTACATGTTCCAGATAACTGTAAGGTAGAAGATCTTCTTACAACATATAGATATTGTCCATCATATTCAAAGAAGAATCCGTTTGCATCGTCAAACATACCTGCACGAACAAAAGATTGAGACCATGTATCTCTTGCATATTCTGGGAATCCTGCTGCTGATTGTTGAGTTGGAGCAGATCCTATAACATATCTAAATGATTTCAAATCTATAACATGAGACACAGGGAAAGTACCATTGTAAACGTTATTTCCAACTGTGACAACAGCTTTATCAATAAGTATAACATTTCCTACAGATAAATTGTGTGGTTCTTGACAAACTGCTTTAATAGTATGTACAGTCGCACCACCTACTGTAAGTGCTTCATATTCAAGCTTTTGTAAAGTTTTAAAAGGTGAAAAGTTAATCGCGAATGAATTTTGAATACCTTTTCCTGACTGATATCTAAAATACTTACGAGATTGACGAACAATCTTACTGTTTGGTGAAGTACCAGCAGTGATATCTATACCACCATCAAATGATTTATGTAATGAGAAACCATCTGGTCTTAAATTGATTGTTGTTAATGTAGAAAAAGTCGCTGCAGAAAATGTTGCAGGGAATGCTGGTCGACCTGGATCAACTGTTAATTCAGTATCTGAAGTAATTCTATCAACTATAAATTCTTTCAATGAACTTCCAATATAAATGAATATTGAATCAAATCTCTTAAATTTACTTAAGAAAGCAGTTCCTGTACCAGTTAATACACGTCCATTAATAGTACCAGAAACAGATCCAGTCTGTTTTGATGTCTTCAATATATTATGTGAACTAATTGTTTGAGTTTGTGACGCACCTGTTGGTGTTAATTGTATTACTTGTCCTGCAATCGCTGAAACATAAGAGTTTGAAAGTGATATTACGAATTCACTAACTGGAATTACATATACTTCCGCATTATCTACAGAAACATCATTAATAATATCTGTATTTCCTGCTCCTTGAGCATATGATACTAATTCTCCTGGAAAGAAGTTTGTAGGATTATAAGGGTTTGCTGTACCTAATACAATTGTATCAGCTGTAGAATCTACATTACCACTATTCGAAGTTGATCTTGAATTGAAAGTATAAGTTCTCGCTGGAACTAAGAATGGTAATGCTAGTGTAAATGAATCATTTGTTGGCACTGAAGCAATAGGATATATTCCATCATAAGCACCATCTTGAGATGTAATTGTAAACACTTGAGTTCCTGAACCAGAAGAAGTTAAAACTATTTCACCTAATTGAGTTGAAATTAAAAATCGTAATTCCCACCAGTTTGACATTCCTGGAACTGCTCTATTAACACCAGCTGTTGGTGATGCAGTCACTACAACACCTACTGGAGAACCAGTTAAGAATGAAGAAACATTCTTTGGAACCCAAGTTGGTTCATTTTGAAATGTAGATGTATCTTGTCCATTTACTGCACCAATATTATAATTTATATTATCAGCAAATTTCAGTGATACGAAACGAGAAGCTGTTGAAAGTCTTCCACGATGTTGAACCATCGTCACTACTGCATTCGTTGGAACTGAACCAAGTGGTGTTTCAAAGTTTACTGTAAATGATTGGTTTTGCGCATTTGAAGTTGATCCAAATGCTGCTGTTGTAGCTGATCCAGCACCTACTTGACCTGCTTGTTTAAGTAATAAACGAGAGTCATTTACGAATTGTAATTGAAAAGTAGTATTATTTGTCAAACCACCAATTACTGTTCCTGCAGTTGAATAAACTGCATTAGTTGTTCCTGAAACTTTATGGTTTTGTATAAAGATTGTATTATACAATGTGTTAGTTTTATTATTTTGAACGTTGAATTCTACTGGGAATGCAGCAACGTCATTCGTGAATGGTGAAGTTTTACTTGTAAATCTAATATAATTTGAATTAACTACGTTAGCTGTCACTTGAAATGATGTCAAGTTATAAGGAACTACAGTTGATGAAGAATTGCAAAAAGCAAATCTGTTTGTAGTTGAAAGTCCTGCACCTGTAATATTAATTGTACAAGTTTCATTTTCAGTTATTCCATGAGATGGAATATAGAAAGTATTTCTTAAAGCTGTTAATTCATTCGCAAAGCTAACAAATATTTCAGAAGTTGTTCCATAGTTTGCATTTCCAGCTTGTGGGAAGTTTATTGCTATTGATCCTAATGTAGTTGTTGATGTTGCTTGGAAATTATAAGGAATGATACCTGTTCCATATCTTCCATTATTTCTTGTATTTGCTTGATGAGTAAATGGATCAAGTGCACCATTAACTGAAGTACCATTATTTGCAACACCTTGGAATCCAATTATTTTGTTTCCAGCTGTTGTTCCTTTACCAAATGATTCTCCTGCTAAATCTGATCCTGAATGTGCTGTGTTTAAAGCAGTAGGCACGTGATCTAAAGATCCAGTCCAAACAACGTTATAGCTAGAAGTTGGGTTTCCGAATTTATCTCTGTTGATTGCACCAAATTGATATTGAACGTTAATAAAATAACTACCAGAAGAAAGGAATAAACATCTTGTCACATCTGTATTTGGAAATTCAGTTCCAGGAGATGCACCTTTAGCACCAAGAGAATAAGTTATATTGCTTGATCCTGCATTTAAATAATTTTGTGCTATGTAAGTAATGTTAATCGGACTACTATTAGTGTTTGCTCCAGAGAAGTTTAATTGCGTAATTACCATTCTTGTAGGAATTCTGCTTGCGCCCATTATACTTTGAACGTTCCAAGTGAATGAGTTTGTGTTAGTATTGTTAATATTACCAATATTAAACTGTCCTGTTGCACCTGTGGTCACATTTCGAGAGAAAAATGCAGTAAATAAATTTCCATCACTTCTTTGTTCAATTTTATAAACTAATCCAAGTCTAGGAAATCCTCTTGTTGTGCTGATTGCTGAAAGATTTACGACTGAAGCAAGTGTACCATAATCTGTACATAATTGAATTGTATTAGCATCTACGATTTTAGCATAATAGACTCTACCATCTTCCATTCCACCATTAGTAGCTGGTGTGGTATCATCACCACGAACCTGTGTATTGAAAAGTAATGCAGCATTTGCTGATAATCCGTGAGCATTCCAAGTAATTTCATCTGCTGCTGCGTTTACATCTGCTGATTGTAGATATTTGAAATAAGTTGTTTCCCAATCCCAAGTGGTGACAGGGCGATCATATTTAAATTCTGCTGCTGCAGTTGAAGTAGAAGCATTGACATTGTTTGTGATAGTAATTGTTGGAGATGAATCAATAAAAGGACGTCCATCTGGAGCAGTTCCTGTTGGATCAGTAATTGATAAAACTTTTGGACCAATCGTTTGACGTAAATAAAGTTTTGTATTTACCTTAAGACCATGTGGTTCAAGTGTTCTAACAGTTAAAACAGAAGGAGTAGCACCATCAGTAGCAATAGGATTAATTGCTGCTCCTGTGTTTGGATCAAATGCATTTGGATCTAAAATTAAATTTGATCCTTCAAAAAATTTAGCAGGAACAATCGAAGTGTAAGATCCAGCAACGTTTTGAGTCACAATTGCTGGTTGATCTATTTCATAGAAAAATTCCGTAGAACTAATTACACCTGTGACAAGGAATGCTCCTTCACAAGTAATATCACTAACACCTTGAATCACAATCGGATTACCAATACTTTGTTGATGCGCAGTTGTGAATGTACAACGAACTTGTTTGGATGCTATTGTTGTATTAATTGATACAAGTCCTTCAAGTGATAGATCTCCTGAAGAAGAATAAATTGTAGGAATGTTTAAAACTGATTGAAGTGTTTCCCATTTTGTAGATTGAGATCCATATTCAAAGTCAGTGTCGATAAGGTTTTCAGGAGCCGATATACGCAATTTGTTGACAGGGTCAAGCATCGCCTCTTCAAAACCTACTCTAGCAAACTCTTCTTCTACGAAAATTTGTAATCTTGTATTTGCAGTCACTGGACCAAAGTTTTGTGAAGCAAAATTCGCAGCAAGGACTAATCTAGTTTGATCTATGGCTGGTTGATATGTGCAAGATGTTGATCCAAGAGTTGAATCTGCAAAGTTGTATATAATTTTACCAGCATCAACGTTAGTAATTAATAGAATTCGTTCTAATGGTACATTTCCATATAGGAAGATAGCATTTTGTGCTGTGTTAATGTCGTATGTGAATAATAGTTTTTTTGCCATTGCGTGTTTCCTTTAAAATTAATTATCGTTTACATATCTCGGAACTGGACTGTCATCTTTATTATATATTCCAAGAGGTGCAGTAATAAGATACATTCCTTTCCCTGTAAAAGTTATATCTTTATCATACACATCCAGACCAATCGGACGATATTTTTCAATCTTTTTACCATCAATATTTAGGTTTTCGTCTAGTGCGACAAACTTATAATTTGATGTATTTTTGTTTATCTTGAATATTTCCGAATTATTATCAAGTATATTTGAATATCCATCCCAAATAACTTTATTTAATGGGTCTGAAATACAATAAAATACACTTTTTTCAGAAATAGTCAACAATCTTACGTGTGATTTACTCGCTGTTTCGAGTATCTCTTTATCTGAAGGAAGATCATTTCCAAAGTAATCTTTTCGATTTGTATATCCCTTCATTATATGAGTATAATGAAATCTAAAATTTGGACCCATTACACCTAAATCTCTTTTTGTGTCCCAATCTCTAATTGAAACCAATCCATCTTTAAGTACTGTTAAAGTACATAATTCTATATGTGGAATACCTATCCACCCCTCTTTATTCTTACTACCTGTGGCTTTTTGTAGAACAAAGTTATTCTTACGATCACTAAAAACTATTTCCCATTCCCATTCATCAGAACTTTTAAATCTCATAATATAATTTATTAGGTTATCCCAATGCTATGGACATTGCCATTGATATTTCACTTGGGTCAACTGTTTGCCACTTATCTCCATTGTATAACTCATACTTTCTAAGAGTTGTATTAAATCTTACGTCTCCAGTTGTTGGGGTGTTCGAGCGATTGTCGGATGTATCAGCGACTAATCCTGTTGCTTTCCCTTTCAACTTTAGATCGTTTTGGATTGAGTTAGAAAGAATTTTGCTAATAGGCATATGTTTTATTCCCTTATTTAGTATTTTTTAATCTTATACTTCTGTAATATATGTTATGCTAAATTCCAAAACTGATGTACTAGTTAAATCTGCCACTGTTGCTTGTGTTGCACCTTTCATCACATAAACTGCAGTATTTGATAATCCAAAATTATCTGTAAAGATTATAGGATTTGTAAATGTTCCCTGAACATTGGATATTACCAGTGTTCCCCAATCTTTTGGTCTATTTCCTGTTTGGTTTGTACTAAATGGTAATGTTATGAAAAGATTGCCATTCGATGCTCCAAGAGCAGTTATTGTAATTGAACCTGAAACTTTGCATAATCTACCAATTTTTATAAATTTTCCTAATCTTGTACCATAAGTAAGTGTATTTAAATTACCACCTGCAGCGACTGAAAGTGATGGTGTATAATCACCCTCTCTATATTCATCTAAAGTATTATCATTTGTAGCTGGGTTTGCTGTTCCAGGAAATACAAGATGTCCATTTGCTAATGTCACAGCAGCATTAAATGTCACACCTCCAGTATAACTTTGTTGACTTACTGAAGTTGGATCGTGTGGTGTATAACCTATATTTGCAATTGCAGAGCCAGCAACAAGTTTGCTGCTTGTAATTGTATTGTTTGCTATTTTTGAACCAGTAATTCCTAAATCTTGAATTGCTGCAGCAGTGATTGCTCCATCAACAAATGAATTACGAGAAACTGTACTGAATCCTAAATGTAATACATTAACAGATATTCCTGCATTCAATGGTGCACTTAATAAAAGTTGATTTTGATTTTGTAAAGTATAACCAACTGTATCTGTTTGTACAACACCATTAATTGTCACTAAAATACTTTGAACACTTACTGGACTCTTTGATAATGTGAAAGTTGTTTGTCCTTGTGTTGATGTAAATTTATCAACTGTAAATGTTTTTAAATTATCTGATAATGCTAAATCAGTGACACTACCAGCTGTTGGATTTACTTGAAAGTTGCTACCACCTAAATGGTTAATAAGAATTTTTTGTCCTGATCTTGGGAATCCAGTAAATTGTAATCCTCTAAATTTAATTGTAGAAACTGCTGTGACATCAAAAGAACCAGTTATGATACTTTCATATGTAATTGTATCAGTATTAAAATCTACACTTTTTCCTTCTACATAATTTACTACACCACCACCACTACCTTGTGTGGTAAAATTAGTTGAACCAGAAAGAACAACATCAACAAAACTTGATGTAGCATTTGCCACAAATCCTATCGCACCACTACTTGCTTGTGTAATTTTATCTCCAGCTTTTGGTTGTTCTATTTCACTACTGAAAGAAGAAACTGTATAAAATTTATCATCGATATTACTAATAGCACCAGTGTTTGCTCTTGTCACTAATCCTGTTGTTGTTAAAGCAAGAAAATCATTTGCTGTGGCATCATGAAAAATTACATATTCGTTAATTGTATTCGAAGTAAATATACCTGAAACTGAAGTACCATTAAAAGCAGTTGGTTGGGTCAAAGAATCTGTTTTATCTATTGTCATAGAAGAAACTAAATTATTATTTGAAACTAATCTTTGTTCTAAACGTATTGTGTTATTTGCTCTTGCAGCAAATGGTGCTTGACCATTAAGTAATTGATTTACTGCAGTAATTAATGTAGTATTTGCTGAATAATCAGTGACACCAGTATATGGGCTTGATGTTGGTTTTGCGAGGTTGACACTTCTTAATGTATTTGCACTTACAGCTGAAATAGTTAATCTTTGAATATCTTTAATTGTGTATGCACTAATTGGCTCTTGTGGAACGTTATCCACAATCGCTAATACATTACTTTCAAAACCTCCTGGAATCTCCTGAGAAAGAAAATATTCTTTCTGAAATCCATTCGATACAAACTCATCTCTTGGACGGATTTGAGTTGTAATAGGTATTACTGTTGATGAACCAATATATGCCATTTAAGTTTAACTATTTTTTTGTTTATACGTCTTCTAAAATACTCGCTACAACATCTACTGATGTTGCAGTATTAGAAACAACTTTTACAATTTCTGAATTTTTCAAAACAATTTTTTGCCCAGATATTACCTGAAGTGTTCCACCTGCTGGTATCGGAGCATTTTTAACTAAATGAAAATCCTGACCACCTGAAGTTATATAAGCAGCAACTTGAACATTTGCGTTTGTTGTATTACAAACATCTAATTCAATTAAAATTGACTTCTTATTTGCAGGGCATGTATATATTGTAATTGGTGTTGTTCCAATATCTCTTTGAAAACCATTTGTAAATACATTCGCCATTTGTTTATCCTAATGCTATTGTTATTGCTAAAGAAAATCCACGTGCTTCGTTTATTCCAGAAACCAAATCTGGTTGAGCATTATCAAGCAATGCTAGATCGCCAATGTAATCTTCTTGGTTATTTGTTTTTGTAATAACAGAATTAGTTTGAACACGCCATTGATCGAACGTGTTAGCCTGTGATACTGTTGCTACAACTGCTTGTTTTGCCATTGTTTATTTTCCTATTATTTGTTTTAAAATAGACTTAATTTCTGAAATATCATTCTTAAGACTATTTATTTCGTTTGCCATAGTGGTTTCACGAATACGACTTGCTTCTTCTAGTTTTTTATATTCTTCATAGTCAGAAACATTTGTATTAATTATTGCCTGAGAATTAAGATCTCTAACAAAATTTCTATGATCTGCAACTTTAATTGTTTTCATATGATTAACTATATGCAATAACTCTTAAATTTTTAACTTTTGGTACATAAACTGGATTTGTTGATTTAAATACCAATTTTATTTGTAAATTTTGAAATGGTGTAATATTTTCTAATGTAGCTGTTCTTTCTCTAAACACATCTAATGAGTCTTTAGAAGAAATAGGTAAAGTAATTTCATTAAATTTTAATTTATTTAGATCAACAGAATCACTCCAAGAACGATAGTATAATTTTAAATTTGTATCATTTGGTACATTAGCATCAAATAATATTTTAATATTTGAAGCAGGAGTAGCTAATGCTAATGTTCTTGTAATATAGTTTGCTAAATTTGTAGAACCAGTTGGAGCATAATCATCTACAAAAGCATCATATTGTTGTATTTTAAAGTTTGCTAATGTTTTACGAACAGCCATAGTTTGTGTTAAAGCTACTGTAGCATTTGCATTTAATGTAATTGAACCTGCAGCTACTGAAGCAACAGTACCAATTACTCTTTTCTCTAATCTTTGTGCTGTTCCACCATCTGGTGTCACTACTTCATATAATGTAGTTGATATAATTTTATCTCCAGCTGATATTACTGAAGTGTTATTTGCTGTTGATGTTATTGTAATACTGTTTGTTGCTGATGTTTGCGATCCTGATAAATTAAATTCTAATACATCATTAACAACATCTAAAAATATAGTATTTGATGTTGGAATATTTGTAAAAGGACTATCTAGTGTGACTGTCACTTTATTACCATCAGCAGAACCAGCATAACGATCTAAATTAAATTCTTCAACTACATTTGCAATCTTATAAGTTCCATCTAAAGCATTAGCATAAACGCCACTTAAAACCAATTCAGAACCAATTAGAGTATTTGCTAATAAATTATCAGCTGCATCAATCCATGTGACTAATTGTCCATTACCTTTAGCATTGTGTGATAATTCAACAACTGGTCTTGCTACTATTTTATAAGCAGCAGTAGTTTGTGCAGAAAGTGCATTTGCTGTTAAAACAATTGTTGTATTATTCGTAATTGAAGCAATTACTCCAATTGCAGTGTCACCAACTCTTAAGAAATCGCCAACTCTTCCTTCAGTGACAAATGATGTTCCTGTACCAGTGACTGTTGTTGAGTTTGTTGCTGATGTAATTGTTCCTGTTCCAGTTATAAATGTATCAGAATCTACGATTGTGTTATTAACTAATATATCTCTATTATCAACTCCAGGAACATTTAAGTTTGTTGAAGTTAAATTATCAACAGAATTCGATATAACAAATAAACCAATTTTTTGTAAATCTATTACAGGAGATAAATTAGCATTAAATGATTTTAATTTTGCTTTTATTCTTAAACTTGGTTTCTTTAACAATGGTGTATTTGATACGACAGTTTGGTTTTCATAAGATTTAACTATTTTTCTTCCTGTGAAGAAATAATTTTCATTTGCAATTAATGGAAGAGGATCAGTGGTCGCACCATCTTTATCTGAAGCAATTACTGTATAATCAATACTTGTATCTGTAAAGATTAAATCATTTGTTTTTAAATAAAGTGCATCAACATTCAATTGACGAGAGCAAAGTACATTTGTTCCACCAACATTACTTTTAACAAAGTTTGCTGTTGTTCCTGTAATTAAACTCTGTCCATTTGCATCTGTAGTTTGTAATTGTATCATAAAAGAATCTTTTGTTAATCCTTCAGCTAATACCAAGTGTGAACCATTTAATAAACTATGAGGAACACCATTCGCACCACTACCACCATATGTTCCTGTAGGAACTCCTGTGATAACTACTTTATCATTAAATGTGAATCCATGATTTCTAGCATTTACTCTTACATGTGGTGTATTCGGAGTAAATGTAAATGGATTTTCATCTAATTTAAATGTTAATGGTGGGTTTGCTTTTAATTCAACATCAGCAACAACACCTGTATTAAATACACAAGAATATAATTTAAATTTCATATCCAATAAAGGATTAATTTGATACTCTTGTGCGTTTTGTGATAGATATAATGAACCAGTTAATGGTTGTTGTGTTATAATATTTGTTGTAATTAAATCTTGCTGTCCCAATTCAGAAATAAATATTTTAGCTCCAGGTTCATCTGTTCTTACGACGATAGCATATGTTTCATTGTCTTGTAAATGAACAGGTGCTAAAAATTTAAAATTTGTTGCAACTGAACCATTTGAAGATTCATTTATTTCTTCTGGCATTTTTGTGACAGTTGTAAGTGGTATTATACGTGAAGAAGGGACGCCACTATTTGTCACTCTTAAGTCAACAAGAATTGGTCTTGATCCTCTTTCTTCAAAATATAAATCAACAGAAGAAACAAATATGCCACCTTTACCTGATACAACAAACGTTTGTGCTACAGGATCGTGTCCACCTCCTCCACCTCCATTTCCACCGCCACCTCCTGTATTATCTGGTGCAGGTGGTGGAAGAGTATAAAGAAGTCTAGTTGTTGTAGTTGTACGTCTTGCTGGCAATTCTTGAAACAATCTATCTTGTACAAATCTTACATCTCTTGAATTTACAATAGTTCTTTCTTTACTTAATGTTGTACCTGAAGCTATATAAGATGCTGTTCCTTTAGAATCATAATCTTTATCATTGTTCGTAATACTATCAATTAGTTTAAATGTTCTTTCACCTGTTCTAAATGCATTCTCTGGTATAAAGTAAACACCACAAATTGAACCATTATTATCAGTTCTTAAACTATTTCCTAATACTTTCATTGTAGGAGCAATTGAAGCATTAGATCCACTATTAATCTCAGTAATCGTCACTCTATTTCTCGCACCTGAACCAATATCAACTTCTCCTGTTAATTCATCACCAATTGCAAATCCATTTTTAATATTAATCATATGAATATTACGAACAGTTGATGAAGTTGAAATTCCTTCAAAGTTAGCTACTGCACTAGCTTGTAATCTTTGTAATTTTCCACCATCACCATTAGGATATACAGCTGTTGTATAAGAATCAAAAGCATCAATAATTGAACCATTAATATTTCCTAATGTTAATGTTGTTCCAGCAACTGCTAATACTTTAAATATTCTTAAATTTAATTGTTTTGCGTGATTGTTTCCTAATGTGACAATTGTAGAAGTCACATTGTTTTCAATTAAGTTTGAAACAACTTCTGGATTTACTCTTACATTATTAAAATTATATAAATGAACATGATGTCCTGCACGAATATCATTAGCACTTGATACAGTTAATGTAAATGATGTTGCACCACTAGCACTTGTAATATGATTAATAGTTTGAACTGTTGTAGCAGCAGGTAATGTATTTTTTAATACATCACCATATTGGAATGCTGGTTGAAATACTCCTTCAGAATCAGTTCTTGCTAATGAATCAGAAAGAACAGTTTGAATAGTTTGTTGAACGTTAAAATTTAAGTCTGCTGCACCAACAACTTTTGTTAATTTAAATACATCAGCTGGTATGATTGCTGTATCATCAATTCTAGCATTATCAAAAAATGCATAGAATTTAGTATCAGGTTTTAAATTTCTAGCGATAAAAGAAACTGGTCTTGGACGAATATAAGGTATGTATGAAATATCAACTACTCTATCTCCATAATTTACAGAATTAACACTATTTGATAAAGAAGTAGTTATACCATCTCTTGTTTGTGTTCCAGTTTGTGTTGTAATTGTTTCTTCAAATCCAGAATTCCCTGATTCATATGTTCTTACTTGATCTGTTGAACCAGTCCAGTTATATGACCACTCATTCCATTGTGTACCAAACACTCCAGCTTTTTCAGCTAAAAATCTAATTGCATCATAACCATTATCATCTGTGACTTGTAAATCTGGACGACGATCTATTTCTTTCCAAAAATCTCCTTCAGGTGTTAATTCTATTTCTCCTTTGAATGCACCAATCTTATATGGATTAACATCGATTGTTCTTGATGCATTTGGATTAAAAATAAATGATGTTTCAGTATATGGTAATGTAATTAAATCATTTGATCTTTGATACGATCTACTTGCTCTTTGTGGACCTGAATCTAAGTTTTCAATTATATCTAATGCTTCAGTGAAGTGCATAGGACGTAATTCTCTTGTAGCATTATCTACTGCTATACGATAATCTGGATGTTGAACATTTCCTACACCATGTCCTGTGAATTGATCCACTAAGAATCCATTTTTAAATCTATCTAAACCTGATGTTGCTGATTTAATACTAAATGCTGCTGTTTCTTTTTCTAATAAGCTTAAACTTGTATAATATTCTAAATTTGATATTCTTCTTTCTAAAAATCCTATATCACGCATTGTATATCTACGATTATCACGTTTGAATATAGCAACATCACTTGCTTTCTTAGTATATGCTGGTAAAAATACTGTTCCTAGAACCATACCTTGTTTTGGATCTTCAGGTTGTTTTGGAACAAATCCAGGAACACCTTTAATTACTGTAAAATTACCAATACTGTCTATAACAATTTTATCCCATCTTGGTAAATAATTAGCAATGCTTGTATTAAAATCTGTACCAATTTTTGGTATATTTGGTGCAAATGTATTTAATCCAGAAATAACTGGACGATAATCAATCACATCATGAAGAGGTATTGAGACAGTTGAACCATCTGAATTGGTCACTTTGAATTCTGGTATATCTTCATAATTGAGAGATGAATAGCTATCAGCACTGAAATAATTTCCTGTACCACTATAAGCAAAGTATTTGTAATTTACTCTAATTGCTCCAGTTGGTACACCAACACCATCTTTTAATACTAATGCACCTTTTTGATAATGTGTAGGTCTTTGACCTGAATCTAATGTAAATCTACTTGTAATATTAATAGCACCAGCTGAACTGAATGCTGAATAATTTCCTGGAGTCATTAACACTGAAACTATTTCACAAACATCAGCATGATCTAAAAGAATAGATTTACCAGTGACATTTAAAGCTGTTGTTATATCTTGTGTATAACTAGTTTTTGTTTTAATTTTTTCTCTAGCACTTATTCCTGTTTGTAATATACTTGTTAAAAGTGTATAGCTTCTTGCACCAGTTAAACCAGAAATAGTGACTGTTTTTCTATTTGCGTTATTATCAAATGCTATTGTAGCTGTTGTTAATGCTACAATTGTTTTTGCAACATTATCAAATAATGTATAGTTATTTAAATCAGCATCTGTTAAAAAGAATTCAGTAGATTCTGTTAAAGTATGTATCCAATCACCACCTGCAGTTGTTGTAGCAGTAATCATTCTTCTCACAGTTTGTGTAGATGAAAGAATTGTGTCTTGACCTGTAGCTGTATCTAATCCTCTTAATGTTTTTGTATTTTCTATTCCAGTTTGAAAAACGAGTGGTAAATATTCAGGATCGTAAATTATAGTATTACCACGTGCATAAACTACACCTGTGTAAGTTGCAGCAAAATTTCTATCAATTGTTAATGAAGTTGGTGAAGCTATTGCATCTACAAATCCTACAAATGTATTTGATGTTGTTAAAACTACAGCATCTCCTATTTTAAATTCATCTTGAAATCTTGTTCCAATACCTGTAAGAGTAGCAGATCCTGAAGTTCCTGATACTTGACCAATTAAAGACTTTGGTGCAATAACTTGATCTACTTCAGCATAAAACCCAATTGGATTTGTTGCTCCAACATCAGAGATCCATTTGACATCTCTCTCAAAGTTATATCCTGATTCTAATTTTAAATCAAAGAAAGAAAGTTTATATTTTGGTGTTCCAGTATAATCTGAAGAATGTAATTGGAAAGAACGAATTCTTGCTGTTCCGAGTAAACCTGTTTTATTTAAATTTGTAGTTGTCCCAATAGTGACACCACCTATATGATTGTCAATACCAGCCCA